CCTGTTGCAGAAGCTGCGCCCTGATCGCCTGTTGCAGAAGCTGCGCCCTGATCGCCTGTTGCAGAAGCTGCGCCCTGATTGCCTGTTGCAGAAGCTGCGCCCTGATAGCCTGTTGCAGAAGCTGCGCCCTGATAGCCTGTTGCAGAAGCTGCGCCCTGATAGCCTGCGGCATGCTTGTCCGGGGATTCCGTTGCCCTTTTGATGGCTTCATCAAAGCCAACAGTCTTCTTCACCCACTCAACCTGTGCTTTAACCATGCCGGGGATGCCGATTTCTGCACCAATCTTGATGGTCTTGGCGCACACCTTGGAATCAGAACTGCGTCTGTCCTGACAGACATCTTCAAGTTCAACTTCCCGGTAAATGCTGCCATCACCCGACGCATAATAGTTGAAGACATCAAGCGGACTTTCACAGGCATGGAATCCGCAACTGCACAGATCCGCTTTTTCCTCATGGTAGGTTTCACCCTCTTTGAACTGGAAGCCACGGCACTGCATGTTCTTGTCAAAACCTTTGAATGCTTTCATGATATATTCCTCCGTAAAGCACGAATTGCATCACAGGTTGCAATCCTTGGGATTGTGTGCAGGGCATCCACCGTTGAACTTTTTGCACCGCTTGCAGAAGTCCTTGTGGGTGTCCATGGGATAGTTGGTGGTGGGATTCTTCTTGCTCTTCTTGATGTCATCGGTCTTTTTTATTTGAAATTCCCCTTTCTATCAGAACGGCAGTTCGTTATCATCATCTTCCATTTCAGCAAAACCGGGATAGTTGTTGGTGAAATAGTTGCTGTCAGCAACAGATGCATAGCCATAATCAGTCTGCTTCTTCAACGGCTTGTCCTTGGGAAGACGGAAGTCATTATTCCGAACACTGTCAGTGGAAATGGCCTTGAAGGGACGAACAGCCCAACCTGTCTTGCCGTCATACTCCCATTCCTCATTGCGGAACAGGATGCCAACCACCTTCCCAACAAGGGAAGCTTCGTTCCAGTCGAATTCATAGCCGGGATTAGACTTTTCAAAGGAAGTCACAAAGCCCTTGAGAGAACTCTTTGTCCATTCGTCCTTTTCGCTGCCGTCATCCGTGGGAAGCCACAGGCGAAGAACACCTTTCCACTTCTTATCAGCATTCTGGTTGGCATCAAAGTCCTTCTGGAAGTAGCCCTGGAAATTACCTTCCACGATGTCAAACAGGATGCAAAGCTGATCCCCATAGTTGGTGTCCTGGATAACAGCCTTCCGAACCTTGCACACATAAGCACCAAGGGGAAGCTTGGGACGGTCAGTGAATGCCTGAACATTGTTCCAGTTGTTAGGTTTCTTAATCATGATTTTTTACTCCTTTTCTTCATTCATTTCATAGTATTCACGGATGGTCTGATCCACGGCCTTCAGGTCATTGTCAATCACATCCGGGAACATCTCCATGGGTGACTTGGCTGTTGTGAATCCGTCACTTTGGGTGATAAAGCTGTGCTTCTTGCCATCGGTCACACACATCAGGACGATGGAAAACAACCCTTCCAAGGTCAGCTGATTGTCAAGCATTTTGCCCATGGTCTTTGCCTTGACTTTCCCTGTGTTGCTGTCCGTTTCCGTGTGGTGCAGGAAATAGACAATCACATCAGGTGGTGTCTGCTTGATGACAAACTGCACCAGATTGTAAAAATGCAGGGCAAAATCAGTGAACTTGTTGAACCCGGTGTCCTTGGCTCTGGCAAAGGATTCAAAGCACATCAGATATTGACTGTCATCAATCACATAGGCTTTCTTTGTGCCTTTGGCAATGAAACCCTTGATGATTTCATAGTCAGATGTTGCCTTCGTGGGCAGCTTCTTTCTGAAGGGCATAGGCTTTGCAGCCACATTGAAGATGCTGACATCTCCAGGTTCAAAGTTGCGAAGACTGGCACTTTTGCCGCTGCCGGATTCACCCAGGATTAAAACAGGGATGCCCATTCTTTTTTACCTTCCTTCATTTGATTTGTGTATTAAGGTTCTCAATCAGCCGACAACCGGGAACATCCACACCATCCTTCAGCAGTGCCTTGATTGCATTGGCATCAGGCTTAGTTGTCAAAGTGTCCACACGCAGTTCTTGCGGAATAATCCATGGATCCTCAACTTCAAGCTTGGTGGACTTTCTGAAGCTGACCGCACATTTCCCGGTGCTGAATTTCTCACCTGCAAGGACTTCCGCAAGCCATGCCTTTAACTGTTCAGCCTTCTTGGTTGCTGTCTTCTCACGCTCTGCAAAGGCATCTTTCTCTGCCTTATATGCCAGGGCATCAGACTGAAGATTTTTGACCCAAAGGGCAACATTCTCAATCTTCTGGCTTCTTTCCATCTGAAGGCTTTCAAAGCGTTCAAAATCAATCAGTTCCCCGGTTTCCTGGTCAATGCATTCCAGGATGCTTTTGTCAATCTCATAAAGGCTTGCCATGATTTACTTCCTTTCTAATCGTACTTTACACCTATGTAATCCAAGACTTTTCCAAGACCAAGCCCTTCCTTGCTTGGTTGCCACTTGCCATCAACCATTTCACCGCCATTAATGCAATAGTCATATTGCCTTGGGTGCGTCTGCTTCAACCGTTGGAATCTGTTCGGTTCTTTTTCAAGGTGACAACCAAACATGCAGAAGATGCATCCTGTCCTATCACAACCAGTGGTTTCAAGGGTGTCTTCCGGCTCATAGCAACCCAGGAAGTCAATAACATCAATTTGACCTTCCAGGACATCTTCACCATGTGGCTTAATCTGAATGTCACCATAAACAGAACAATAGGGAACATCATATTTTTTGATGTAGTGCAACACATTCTGTTCTGTCCAGAAGGACATGGGCTGTGATGTAGGCCTTTGGGCTTCAAATGCGTTGCATCCATTCCGCACCCAGGCTTGTTTCCGAAGTGCACTTTCTTCTGCAAGTGTACCGATAATTGCCATTCTCCCAGTTGCTTTTTCGTAATGTTTTGCAGGTGTTTTTTTCATGATGCGACAGCAATAATGCGAAATAGGAATACCCGAATCTACAAGCGGTGCATATTTAATCAGTTGCTTTCGCCACTCGGACGGATTGCCGTTTTTATCTTCACCACGCATTGCTTTTGCACCGTATTCCGTGCCTTTTTGGGCGTAGTATATTTTTTCGGCAACATTTTTAGAAATAACGGGATAGCCCCACTTCTTGATGACTTCATCAAAACGCATTTCTGGTCGGACAGTGACCACATTTTTCTGTGACATGGCAAACCGCTGAATTTCTGGATATTCCAGCCCGGTGTTGACGAACAGGGAAGGCACATCATCATACATGGAATCAACTATGTGCTTCAGAACAGTGGAATCCTTGCCGCCAGAAAAACTGACATATACGCTGCCGGGATAGGCCGAAACAATGTATTCAGAATCCTTCATTTTTGGTTCTGCTAAATAGTTCCTTGTGTCGATGGTGTTAAACCTTGTCTTTCCGGTTTCCTTGTCATAGATTTCAAATCTTGTCCATGATTGATACCATGCTTCAATCCGTTCTTTAGTCATCTGGATTTTTGCTTCAAGTGGGAGACTTTGCATTTGTTTCAAGTCCCATGGATTATGTGCATTCATTCCGGCATCACTTCTCTTTTGCAAGCATCCATGCAACATTCACAGATCCATTTGCCTTTTCTGTAATAGGCTTCTTCATCCTGAATGTGGTTTTCACAGTCAGCGCAGATGGGAAGCCTTTCAAGCTTTCTGTTCTGCTCCGCATCCCAACGGTTGAAGTCATCGACAGGATTGTCTGTGTAATACATTTATCAAACCGCCCTTCTTTGATTTGCTCTTTGCTCTTTCATAGTTGCCCACCGACAGTTGGAAGGCTCATAGTTTCCATCGTTGTTAATGCGGTCAATGGTCAGGTGGTCTTCATAACCATTTGCCATTGCCCACTCATAAAAGGCTTCAAAGTTGTCTTTCCATTCCTGGCAGACGGTGATGCCCCTGCCACCGTAATGTTTGAAGCTTGGTACAGTTTCAATGAA